GATATCGATGTTGTAGAATCTGTCCAGTATCAATATTCTGCACAAAGACTTCCTGTATACGAAATTGGAGCATATACTATTCAAAAATGTGAACTAATTACAGAAGAACAAACATTAGCTGTTCAAGGAGACAATATCCAAAAAATCGTCCCAATTACTGGAACTACTGTTGCCCCATTTACCATTTCTCTGAAGAACGCTGGCGCAACTACACTATTAACATCAGCCTTCCAAGATGGTGTTTTGAATACAGAAAACGTTTCTGTACAAGGTGGAGATTTAGCTAGGGGTTCGATTACTATTACTGAACTACTAAAATAGTGTAATAGTATTAGGATGTCAAAACTGGAATTTAAGCAACTAAGCCCAAAAATAAGGTTTAAGGATCGTAAATTTAAATTTACTGAAAATCAAATAGAGTTTTTAAAAACCGCCCTTAATGATGAAACAAAGTTAATGTTTCTGGCTGGGCCAGCTGGAACCGCAAAGACTTATATGGCCGTATATTCGGCTTTACAGTCTATCATAAGCTCTAACCTAGAGAAAGGTATTCTATACATCAGAAGCATAGCTGAGAGCTCACAGAGAAGCCTTGGGTCGTTACCTGGCTCTATAGATGAAAAATTTGGAGTATTTGCTGGGCCATTTTATGACAAGCTCGATGAAATGTTGCATCCTCAAGATATAAAATTCTTAAGAGATAAAAAACAATTCGAGTGTATGCCAGTTAATTTTGTAAGAGGGGCAAACTGGAATGACTCAATAGTCATTATCGACGAGGCTCAAAACTTTACTCACAATGAATTAATGACTGTATTAACAAGAATTGGAGAAGATTCAAAAATCATTATCTGCGGAGATATGATGCAAAGCGATATTAGAAATAGTGGATTCTCAAATATTTTCGAAGCGTTTGATGATGAGGAATCCAAAGAAAAGGGAATCTATTGTACATTATTTGGAAATGAAGATATAAAACGAAGCGAAATACTAAAGTTCATTGTAAAGAAACTGGAAGATAAAATTTAAAAAATTATTTTTAAACTTATAATAATATTATGATTAAATATTGTTCAGAATGCGGCTCCAAACATGAATACAAGTTTAGCCCTCCTAAATTTTGCTCGAACTGCGGTGCTCCAATGGGTGTTGCCACTAATGAATCTAAAACTTTAAATAGAAAAGTTTCTTCTCAAAGACAGTCACAAGCTATTAGTGATAATGAAACTGACGCAGAGTCAGTGCCACAAATTTCTAAATTAGAATATGATTTGGAGGATTTTGGAGCGTCGAGTCAACAAACTTTAGGTTCGCTGCACGGTAAAACCGCACCCAAAAGAAAAACTAGAATTGTAAGAGATATTGACAACTTGTAATGTATTCATTCGAAGAAAAGCTTAAAGAAATAGAAGCTGCCTTAGAAAGAAAACGCTCCAAGTGGGATCTCGATGCGGTGACTTATATTGACTATGATGATATTAAACAAACCATCATGGCACACATTTATAAAAAATGGCATTTATGGGATCAATCAAAACCCATAGAGCCTTGGTTGAGTCGTGTTGTATCAAATCAATTTAAAAATTTACTAAGAAATCATTATGGAAACTATGTGAGGCCGTGTTTAAAATGCCAACATAATATTGGTGGCGATGGGTGCAATTTTACGAAATCTACATTACAGGACGATTCTTGTTCGATGTATGCAGACTGGTGTAAGAAAAAGAAAAGCGCATACGATATAAAGTTGGCCGTCACAATGGAACATCATATTCATGAAATACATTCAAGAACAGACGAAGATATTAATATAGATGAAGCTACAAAAAAATTAACAGTAAAAATAAAAAGCCAACTAAATAGTAGGCAATTTGAAGCTTTTAAAATGTTGTTTGTACAAAACAAGTCCGAAGAAGAGGTCGCAATATTTTTAGGATTCAAAACAAACGAAAGAAAAAGGTCTGCTGGCTACAAACAAATAAAAAACTTAAAAAAGATTTTCCAAGAGAAGGCTAGGAAAATTATAGAGGAGAACGATATAGTATGATAAGGCTCACAGACCATCAAAAAGAATTTATCTTAAATATATTCAAGGATGAACCGAACATCATTAATATTACAAAAAAAGTATTTGATGATGACAAACTCGACGGCAGGTCGAAAGAAGGACGAGCCGTGTCGAAATTCCTGGCAAAAAATGGCATGAAAGCCAAAACCACCAAACAAGAGAAATCAAAAGAAATAAATTTTACAGAGAATCAATTACATTCAATAGAGTCTATGAAGGCCGATGGGTTGAATACATCTGAAATCGCTGATTTGCTTTTTGAAAAAGAGGTTAAGAGGCTTAGTAATGAGTGGAGAGCTGTTAATGAAGTAGTTAATAAAGATAAAGAAGAAGAAGAAAGAGAAGAAGCCCCAACTAGTTACGTTGCCCCAAATGCACTTTCTAGAATAATTAAAAAAATTAACGATTCCACTGGGTACGGTTTGGAAGAAGGTAAAATGTCTCGGAACCAAAAACATTGTTGCGACAAGTTAAGAATTAATTTATCGAATTCAAGATTTGTGGCTATCGTAAATAATTATACCGCCTTTAGGGATAAGGAATTATTTGAGCAGGAATTTATTAGACTTACTTGGGATAAGCCAGATTTGACTGCTGATGAGCTTAATTTATACATGAACGTAGCTAAAGAGATTATTAATCTAGAGTTAATTACAGGACATTTGCAAAAACTAAACGATATGTTTGAAAGCGCAGATGATCAAGATGAAATGACTGTTAGGTTGGCCGAAATTATTAAAGCAAAAAGTTCTGAATATCATCAGTGTGAATCTAGAATTGAAAATCTAACTAAAAAACTTCAAGGGGATCGTGGAGCTCGTTTAGCCAGTAAGCAAAAAGATACAGCTTCATTTCTTTCTATTGTGCAACTCTTTCAAGAAGAGGAAGAAAGGCAAAATATGGTTCGCATCGCAGAGATGCAAAAACAGGTAATCAAAGAGGAGGCTCAAAGACTTGAAGGCATGGCTGCTTGGAAGGCTCGTGTCTTAGGTATTGGTATTGAAGATGTGCTATAAGTGCAAAGAATGCGGGGCTGAGTTTGACTCAGAAAAAAGTCTACACGGACATTTGAAGGCACATAAAATGTATGTAGCCGACTACTACGTGAAGCACTACCCTCGATATAATAAATTAAATGGAAACCCCTTGCCATTTAAAAAGAAAGAAGAGTATTTTGAAAATGATTTCATTTCAAGATCACAACTTGTGAAGTGGTGTGAATCTGCACCAACCGCAGAAGTTAAAGAATATATAACAGAATTAGGTAAAAGACGAATCGAAAGAAAGAAATATAAAAACGCTCCGTTTTATTTAGAGCTTTTAAAGCGTCAGTTACCAGACTTAGATGTATACAAGAAACACTTTGGGACATACACAAAAGCTTGCGAAGCTATGGGCGCAAAGCCCATCTTCCATAAAGGTATGCCCAAAGAATTTAGTAACGATGTAGATGCTGAGGTGTTGATCGACACTAGAGAACAGCAACCATTGAAATTTCCTAAATCACAAATTTTAAAATTGGATTTTGGAGATTATACGCTGGGTGGAAATAATTTTTCAAATACATTTGTAGATAGAAAAAGCGCTGGCGATTTCTTATCAACCTTTGGGGGACAAGTAGACAGGTTTAGAAGAGAGATGCAAAGATGTGTGGAATTAGATAGCTATATGTATATTGTTGTGGAAAAGCCTTTGGCGACAATAGAGAAGCAAGCTATATTCACGAAAGGAAGAAGAGCTCCTAAATTGGGCTGGGTATTCTCTAATTTAATTTCTGTTCAACATGAGTTCGCTGGACACTGTCAGTTTGTGTTTACAAATAGCAGGGCGCATAGCGAAGAGATAATTCCTAAGTTATTGTATTTGGGCGATAAGTTGTGGAATGTAGATATTCAATATTTCTTAGACAAGGAGGCGGAATGAGTTGGGAAATAGGTAATCAAAAACCCTTAAAAAGGGAAGACGTTAATCAGCAAGTTATGGATCTAGAGGGATATCTTGAGGATGCAAAAGCTAAAATTTGGTTATATAAATTCCTAAAGGAAAATGTAACCTTCTCTACACAACTGCTTACTGGCGTCGAGCTGTTTCCTTTCCAGCATATGGCAGTTAAGGCAATGATGGAAAACGATTACTTTTTGGGCATCTGGTCTCGTGGTATGTCTAAATCTTTTTCCACTGGCATTTTCGCTTTGCTAGACGCAATGATGAATCAAGGAGTACATATTGGTATTATATCAAAATCGTTTCGTCAGTCTAAAATGATCTTCCGAAAGATAGAAGATATATCACAAGATCCAAAAGCAGAATTGTTCCGACAATGTATTGGTAAAGTAAGTAAGTCTAATGATGAATGGTCTATGCAGATCGGCAAAAGTCGAATTACTGCCCTGCCGCTTGGTGATGGTGAAAAGCTCCGTGGTTTTCGTTTTCAACGTATCATTATTGATGAGCTTCTTCTTATGCCAGAAAAGGTTTTAAACGAAGTTATTATGCCGTTCCTAGCTGTTGTAGAAAACCCAACAGAAAGACAAAAAATTAAAGACGCAGAAGATGCGATGATTGAGGCTGGTAAGATGACAGAAGAAGAGAGAACGGAGTGGCCTTCGAATAAAATGATCGGTCTATCATCCGCATCCTACAAATTTGAGTATCTCTATAAAATGTATCAAGCATATGAGAATATGATCTTTAATCCTGGGGCAAAAAACCAAGGTAGAAGATGTATAATGCAGTTTAGTTATGATTGTGCGCCTAAAGCTTTATATGATGAAAATTTGATTTCTCAAGCAAGAGGTACAATGAGCCAGTCGCAGATTGACCGAGAGTTTAACGCTCAATTTACTGACGATAGTGCTGGTTACTTTAAAATTAGTAAGATGGCTGAATGTACTATCGAGGATGGAGAATCTCCAGCTGTAGAGGTGGCTGGGGAAGAGGGCGCTGAATACATCTTAGCTTTTGACCCGTCGTGGTCTGAATCTGAAGCTTCTGATGATTTTGCTATGCAGGTCATTAAACTAATACCAGAAACAAAAAAAGGTGTTGTGGTTCATAGCTATGCACTTCCTGGCACAAATCTAAAGAAGCATATAATTTATTTTAAGTATATTTTAGATCACTTTAATATTATTATGATTGTGGGAGACTACAATGGGGGCGTTCAATTTATAAATTCATGCAACGAAAGCGAGATATTTAAAAAAGACAAACTTGAAATAGGTGTTCTGGATCCAAAGTTAGATAACCCACACGACTACGAGAAGGATTTAAAAGATGCCAGAAGAAGTTATAACCAAAAAAGCAATACTATATGTATTTTAAGAAAGCCTGTATCTAACTGGATTAGAAGCGCAAACGAAATGCTACAAACAGCTTTTGATAGAAAGAAGTTGTATTTTGCAGCAACCGCAATGGACGACAACTACTCCATGCAAAAAGCTAAAAAGATTCCAATTAAGGAGTTAAAGTTTTCAAAGTATGAAGATGAAAAGAATGTGGGGGCGAAGATGATTGACTTTATTGAACATCAAAAAGATATGATTGACTTAACAAAAGCTGAATGTGCACTTATACAAGTTACTTCGTCTGCTGGTGGCACTCAAAACTTTGATTTGCCAAGTAATCTAAAAAGACAAAAAGGTGTAGATAGACCAAGAAAGGATTCCTATTCGGCTTTAGTACTAGGTAATTGGGGGATGAATATTTATTATGATATGATGGACGTTCCACCAGAAGATAATCAAGGATTCACCCCTATGTTTATTTAAAAAAGTTTAAAAAGTAACTTTTAAAAGTGTAATTAACTTTATAATAAGGTATGTCTAAGAGAAAATATAACAAAAAATCCGATTATTGGAATAAATTTACAAAAGCTAACGACCAAGCCGTTAAACCACAAGAGCTTGTAGAACCAGCAACTGCTGGCGAAGCTTATCATACTTCCCTGGGGTCGTACAGTCGATCTGGCTCTGTGAGCAATCTATCATCGTCAAACACATCCACAAGAATTAACAGATCTTCTGTTACGGCCCCGCTTAATAAATATAGTCAAATTAGGGGTGGGTTGTTGCCGTATGAAATTTCATCTGATGGGATTAATGTTAGAGAAGCGATTGAGCTTTGCCAAAAAGCATATGCTAATGTACCTATTTTTAGAAACACTATTGACATGATGTCTGAGTTCGCAAACGCCGAATTGTATTTGGAGGGCGGCAATGCAACATCTAGAAACTTCTTTGAAAAGCTTTTTGATAGAATTAAAATTTGGGATCTAAAAGATCAATACTTTAGAGAATATTACAGAAGTGGAAATATTTTCCTGTACAGAATTGATGGTAAGTTTGGGTTAGATGATTATAAGAAGTTTTCACAAAATATATCTGAAGGGCCTTCTTTAAATAAATTTCCTTTGAAATATATTGTTTTGAATCCGTTTGAGATTGTAGCAAAGCGTAGCACGGTATTTAATACTAAAGATGGAGCTTATGCTAAAATTCTTTCTGAGTTTGATATGGAAAGGTTATCTAATCCTAAAAACGATTATGATAAAGAAGTGTTTGAAGCACTAGATCCAGAAGTTCAAAAACAAATTAAAGATGGCGCTTATTTTAAAGATGGTCTTAAAATTAATTTAAAAAACGAAAAGATTTCATACAGTTTCTACAAAAAGCAAGATTACGAACCATTTGCTATCCCGTTCGGTTATCCTGTTCTTGAAGATATTAATGCGAAGCTTGAAATGAAAAAGATGGATCAAGCTATTATGAGAACGGTTGAAAATGTGATTCTTATGATCACAATGGGGGCAGAGCCAGACAAGGGTGGAATCAATCCACATAACGTAAAGGCTATGCAAAAACTTTTCCAAAATGAATCCGTTGGTCGTGTTTTGGTTTCTGACTATACAACTAAAGCGGATTTTATTATTCCAGATATCAATAAGGTAGTTGGGCCAGGAAAATATGAAGTTATTAATAAAGACATAAAAGAAGGATTGCAGAATATTATCCTAAATGATGACAAATATAATGGCGCACAAATTAAGGCTCGTGTATTTTTAGATAGATTAAAAGAAGCAAGAGAAGCTTTTATACAAGACTTTTTGCAGCCCGAAATTCGTAGAATAGCAAAAGATTTAGGATTTAGGCAATATCCTACGGTTAAATTTAAAGACATCGATTTACGTGATGAAGTTCAACTAATGAGAGTTGCTACAAGACTCATGGAACTTGGCGTTATTACTGCAGAGCAAGGAATGGATTTATTCCAAACTGGAAGATTTCCACTAGCAGAAGAGTTGGAAGGAGCGCAACAAAAGTTTGTCGATCAGAGAGAAAAAGGTTACTTTAATCCAATTATTGGTGGAGTCCCGATGATGGAAGACGACAGTCCTAGTGAGCCAACTGATGCTCAAAAGCCAAACAAGGGTATGTCTGGAAGACCAGAAGGATCTAAAGATCAGTTTTCTAGAGAGAATATTCAAGCAACTATTTATGAAGTAGAAGCTTTAAATTCACTAGCAAAAGAAAAAATGCTAGAAAAATTACAAACAGAATCACTAAACGAAGACCAAGAAAAAATGATCAGTAAATTATGTGAATCTATTGTATGTGCAACGGACAAAGAAAATTGGACAGAAAACCTTAATTCTTGTGTAAATGACTTTAGTCAAATAGAAAAACTTGGGGCCATGGAAAATATACTAAATATTTCTGAAGCTCATCAATTAGAAATTTATCCATCAGCAATTTTATACCACTCAAAAAACTATGAAAGAAATTAAAAATCCACTCGAAGCAAGTATCGATCGTTCAAACGGAAATATTGAAATCTCCATCGCTAAAAAGTATAGCGACTCTGAGGCTCCTGTTTTTGAAAAATTTATGGGAATGTGTGCTATGTATGATACATACGCAGTAAATACAGCAAATGAAGATGACAAGGGAACCTATAAGTCTTGTTCAATGACATACGCAAAAGAAATGCAAGCTCTATTCCAAAAGGTAGAAGCTAATCTGTTTGCTCAAAAACCAAAACATATGCTTGCAGGGCTATCCGAAACACAAAAGAAAAATCTGCCCGTTGAGCTACAAAAAGCTATTGTAAAAAAGTTAAAATCAGAAGGCAAAATTACCAAAGATATGGATGCTAGTTTATTTGAGCCTAAGGGTGGAGGAGTAGCAAGTCTTTTCTCTCAAAAGGCTGGCCCTAATATGATGTAAAGCATTTTATGCAGTATAAATATACTACAACTTTTAATTTTGAAGTAAAAGCTTGCGAAGAAATAGCTGGTATTAATTTAAGCCAAGCTAACATAGAAAACCTTCGTTCGCTTATACCTACATCTGTTGATCTAAAAAAGAACATAGATTTGATGGGCGTTGCGTTTAACGCGGCGGTCGTTAACGAGTTTAATAAAAACGGAGATGGTATAGATACAAAAACTGCAATAGATTCAATACAACAGTTTATTCATAAGCCAACTAATATTGAACATAATAAAAAGAAAATTGTAGGACATATTGTTAATGCTGGTTTTAGTGATTATTCAGATAGCACTATTTTAATTAACATAGATGAAACCGAAAAAGATCCTTTCCATATTGCTTTGGGCGCTGTCGTTTATAAAACTGTAGATAAAGAATTTTTTGATTTACTACAAAAGAGTACAGACCCAGAAAACAAAATGCATAATACTGTTTCTGCTAGTTGGGAAATAGGATTCAGTGAATACCAAATTGCGGTCGGTAGTAAAAATTTAAAAGAAGCTAGAATCATTTCCGACCCGAAAGAAGTGCAAGAAATGAAGGGTATGTTGAGAGCTTTTGGTGGTAAAGGAGTTACTGAAGACGGGGAGCCAATTTATAGATTGATTACTGGTAACGTATATCCGCTTGGTATTGGGTTTACATTAAAACCCGCTGCAAATGTTAAGGGTATTATAAGTAACGACGACAAAAAAATGGAAATAAAAAATGAGCCCAGTAAAGAAGAGGAAGCAACCCAAGCTACACAATTAAAAAAAATATCTGACAAAATTTCACAAAAAATAAAAAATACTGTAAACAATACTAAAATCATGGACTTAGAAACTCTACTATCAGAAATCAAAGCGTCCCTTACTGAGAAGAAATTCTCTGAAGAGGCTATCGCTGGCATGACTTCGACTTTTGCCGAAGCCATTAAACAAAAAGATGAAGAGTACCAAGCTTCTCTTGAAGCTACGGAACAAGAGAAAGCTGAAATCGCATCTGCGAAAGAAGAGCTTCAAGCTTCTGTAGAATCTATCAAAGAAGAGCTTAAGGCTGCTCAAGAACGCATCGATGCATTTGAAGGTGAAAAAGCTGCTCAAGAAGCAGTTGCTACATTTAATGCTCGAATGGAAGAAATTGATTCTATTTATGATCTAGAAGAAAGCGACAGTTCGTTTATCGCTGAAAAGATTAAGGGGCTTGACGCAAGTGAAGAATCCTTTGCATCTTTGAAAGCAGAACTTGAAGTTTTTTGGTCATCTAAAAACAAAGAAGCTAAAGCAAAACAAGAAGAAGCAATCGCCGCTCGCGTCGAAGCTGAAATCGAAAAACGTCTCAACACATCAGAAGCGTCTGAAACAGAAGTTACTGAAGAAGTGAACGTTGAAGATGCTCTTGAAAATGCAGAAGCAACTGAAGAATCTCTTCCCAATAATAACGAAGCACAAGCTTCAGCAAAAACTTTAAAGGAAAAATTCGCATCAGCTTTTAGCCGCGAAAACGTCCTTGGATAAAAAAATATAAAATTTAACAAAATATAAAATTATGGCACTAAGACTACTCCCATTCAGACAATATGACGAGCAAGATGTTATCAACCTCTATGCTCTCGAGTCGGGCCTCGCACTAGCCTCCTCTACAGGAGACGGCGAAGGTTCAAACGGCGTATTTGTTAAGGTCACAAATGGCAACTTCAACCAGGACGTCGTGACTTACGCTAGTGACGACTACCTTGGTAAGACAGACTACCCATTTGTTGGCGGCGACATGTACCCAAGCAACCCTCTTACCATCTCTGGAGCTGCTTCTGGTGATCTTCCTTTGGGAATCACTTTGAATCAGACTGCAAAGACTGATGAGAACGGTGAAAAGCTTCTATATAATACCACTAAGAAAGAAGAGCTGCAAGCTGTTCTTCCTGGCCAAACCGTTCCTGTTGCAACTAAGGGTATTTTTACTCTTGCAGCTGAAGCATTCGATGGCGCTGTAAGCACTTACGCTGTAGGTACTGGCATCCAAATCTCCAACGATAATGTTGGTAAGATTACTGGTGTCGCCCCTACTGATGGAGCTTCTTTTGGCACCGTTCTTGGCACTGGTTCACGCTCCTCACAAGGAGGCCTCACTGATCAATTCGCTGGGGAATACTTAATCGTTAAACTAGGTTAATATAGGAATTTAATAATATGAAAATTACTTTAAAAAATACTCCAGAACAAGTTGAACTTGTAAAAGCTATGGCTTCTCGCAACCGTGATGTTGCTTATGAAGCTCAAACTGCTCTTGCTGAGTTCATCGGACCTGTTCTCGCTGAAGTTATCAACAATGCTCCTGCATTGTCTAACCTCTTTACTACTATGCAGTATAACGCTGACGACAATCCTTCGATTCCGTTGGATCTGTACTTTGACGTTTCTGATGAAGATTATGTACAAGTATACAGCCAAAGCCGTGCTGGTGGCCTTCCAACTTCGGAAGTTCTTCCAACATCGTCTGAGCTCAAGATCGCTACTTATAGCCTTGACTCAGCAGTAAGCTTTGACCGTCGCTATGCAGCTAAGAGCCGCATGGACGTTGTCGCTAAGACAATGACTCGTGTTGCACAAGAAAT